GCAACACATTGTAAATCATTTAGATTTAACTTTTTCCTTGCAAATGCCTGTGCCGAATTCATAGAATGTTGGTAATATAAAGTTTTAACCCCCAACTTCCACGAGTCAATAAGTAATTTATTAACATCTTTAGTCGGCATCTCAGGTGATACCATTAAGTTTAGAGACTGTGATTGGTCAATAAAATCTTGTCTAATTGCCGCCTGATTAATAATCGATGATTGGTTAATCTCAGCAAAAGTTCTAAAGACATCTTTTTGTTCGTCACTTAGGAAGTCTAAGTGTTGTACTGACCCATCAGCCTTTTTTATACTATCCCAAGTCTCTTTATTATCTCGACCCATAGTGTCTAATAATTCTTTCAACACTGGATTTTTTATAGTTACCTTCATCTTAGCAACATCCTTAACATAACAGTTAGACCAAATTGGTTCAATAGATTGTGATACCTGACCAAGAATAAATGCTGATGAGGTAGTCGGAGCGACCGCATTAAGTGTTACGTTTCTTCTACCATAACCTTTTAGATATTCAGGTTCCCCAAATATTTCAGCTAACTCCTCGGATGCTTTATATGATTTATCTTTAATAGTTTTAAACACCTCAACGTTAAGTTTAGCGGTTTCTCTGGTATCAAAAGCCAACCCTTTTGATTGTAATAATGAGTGCCAACCTAAAACACCTAAACCAAGAGCTCTTTGTCTTTTAGCGAAGTTATAAGCTTTTTCCATATAAAGAAACGCCATTTTACCTTCTCTAGTACCATTGTCTCTTAATTCCTCTAATTTATTACAATATTCAGTAACTACTGCGTCTAAGAAATAAACCATAGTTTCAACAGCATCGGTATCTTTCCACTCATCGTAGTGTAACACATTCATTGAAGATAATACACAAACGAATGATTCATCTTCAGAGTTATGTAGAGCTATCTCAGAACAAAGATTAGAGTTATAAATTTTAGCCCCTTTATCTTGGTAAACTTTAGGTGCATTATTATTCATCGTGTCATGAAACATAATATATGGGTAACCAATTTCACCTCTTCTTTGGATTACTTTTGCCCATATTTTTCTTTTCTCATCGTCACCCGCAATCATTTCTTCCATAAATTTATCAGTCACTGTAACTGCGTGTGTTAAATCTTGGATTGAAGCCCCTTCTGTACCAATCTCTAAGAACTCCATAATATCTGGATGTTCAACGGGTAAGTAAGGTGAGAAACGACCTCTTCTTGTCGCCCCTTGTGAAATATTATCAACAACACTCTGAAATAAGTTCATGAAGTGAACCGCGCCAGGAGCATGTCCATTGTCAGTTATCTTAGCTCCACGACCTCTAATGTTACCGAAATACCCTGAGGTACCACCACCCATTTTACTCATTTCTCCAACTTCAGCTTGAGTAAATAATATTGATTCTATGTTATCACTAACATTAGAACCAAAACAACTTACAGGTAAACCTCTAACTTTACCAAAATTTGCCCATACAGGTGATGATAACGAATACCATCCTTTACTCATATAGTCGTAAAATTTTTCAGCAAACCCTTCTTTACCTAAAAGTTTTTCTGCATGTTGTGCAATTGTTTTTATTCTATCTAAAGGTTCTTCACCTTCACTTAAATAACCTCTACGAAGAAACGTTATTGATTCTTCATTAATCCAATTAAAAGGTTTTCTATTTTTCATATTATTGTTTTATTATTGTTTTGTTTCTTTTTAAAATAAGTCGTTTGACGTTATTGATTTTTGTTTCTTACTATAGTTAATACTTCTTTTATTGAAAAAATCAGTATGTTTGGTCGTTAAAATCTCATCATCAAACCACTCTGTAGTTTCTAATAATGTATCATTAGTTTCGAATATACTGTCAACACCTATAGAATTCAAAGATACATTAAATCTATATTTAATGAACTCCATTGTTTGTTTTTTAGTTAAGAAATCTAAATCACCTTTTTCAAAAATCCAATTAACCACTTCAGTCTCAGCCTCGTAAGCCTCTTTAGTTGCAATAATTAAATCTTCAACTAACTGAGGTGTCCACCATTCAGGGTTTTCTTTTTTAATTAAATTAACTAACTCAAACCCAAATTCAGCATGAATATTTTCTTCTTTAGATGTCGCCTCAACCGCGTTACTAATACCCTTTAATTTGTTTTTATGTTTATTAAATGACATAATAACTAAAAATTGTGAGAATAACGAAACGTTTTCAACAAACATCGAGAATAAAACTATAGACTCAAAATACTCTTTATCGTCAACTGATTTTGAATTTGAAATCGCTTTCTCTAAATATTTAATTCTCCTTCTCACTTGTGGTACTTCTAATAAATTTTCAAATTCATTATTAAGACCTAATAGTTGTATTAAGTGTGAATATGCGTCTGCGTGTCTTACTTCCGATTCCGCAAATGTTGCACCGACATTACCAATTTCAGGTTTTGGCATCCTCTTATAAATGTCACCCCAAAATGATTTAACTGCAACTTCAATTTGTGAAATTGCTAACATTGCTCTTTCAACTGCCGATTTTTCTTTTTCGTTTAAATGTACTTTGTAATCTTGGATATCTGACGTATAATTAAATTCAGTGTGTACCCAGTATGAATGTCTAATTGCGTCAACATACTCATTTAAATTAGGGTATTCGTAAGGTTTAAGATTAATTCTTTTTGAAAAGATGTTAGGTTGGTTCTTAGAACGATAAATAATGTATTCTTTGGCAACGTCATTTAAACCGTTATCCATTAACTTATTTTCAACCATATCATGAATTTCATCTACGTTAGGAATTCTTTCTTTATTACCTCTGAAAAGTCCTTTTGTTGTGAGTCTAGCAATTTTTTCAGCCATACCCTCATCAACTTTATCAATACTTTTCATGGCATTTAAAATAGCCATTTCAATCTTTTCAGATTTAAAAACTACTTTATCTCCACTTCTCTTTATTACGTAACGAATGTCTTTTGAGACACTATCTATTAGATTGTCCATTTACTATTGTTTTTAAAAAAATTTATAATTTATTTTCCCTTTGTTTTCTTTTTTGTAGAAGTTCTTGAATACGTACTTTGTTCTTTTCTTCTTTTTGTTCTTCCATTCCTAAGAATGTTACACTACTGTCCGTATCAATTTCTATCATTTCGTTATCGAATTTACAATTTTCAAATACAATTCCATCTTTACCAATTCTTGATTTAGTAATAGCAATTGTTGCTAAATTCATTTCTTTCTGTTGTAGGGATTTAGCAACAGAAATAATAACGTGACCTACTTGAGCTTTCTTAATTGAACCACCCATTTGGTCCGTAGTAACTACTTCAGAAGATATTGAAGAACGGTTACCTTGAGTGGCCGTCCATCCTGCTATATCTAATTCATGACACATAGATTCAAACCCTCTCATAACCGAACCTTCACTTTTCCATTCGTCCCCTAAATTTTTATCGGGAACGATACAATCAATATAATCAACTACAACTAAATCTATTTTAGTACCTTCCGCTATCATTTTACGTATCTGATTTTTTATTTGATTCATCGTTAACGTATCGGATGGTAACTTCTTTAGAACTAATCGATTAGATGCATTTTCTTTAATTTGTCTAACTTTTTCTAAAACTTCTTCCCTTTGTAGTGACAAATTATCGGGTGCGATTTTTGTCCACATAGTGAAATGTTTTCTTTGTATAATCTTAGGGTTGTCTTCGAAAAATATTTGTAAAACATTATAACCTAAGTTAAATGCGTTATTAGCTATTTTACTAAGTACTGTGGTTTTACCCACACCTGTCGGAGCTAAAATAACTCCAATTTCACCCTTCGCTAACCCACCTTTTAGTAGATTATCTATACCTGTTATTCCCATCGGAATCGGATGTCTAAAGTCATCATCCAAAACCTCATCTAAATTAAAAAAAACATCTGCAGTTCCCGTATCAACTTCTCCAACTTGTAAAGCTTCTCTTACCATTTCTTCTAAATGGTCATAAGATTCAAAATCACCTTTATCGATAATCTTCTGTGCTTTAGTCATTACCTTCTGTAATTCTTGTTGTTTACAGAACTTTAACGCCTTTTCTTGAACGTATTGGTATCCATCATCAGGTGCATCTACTACTTGAGTAATCATATCTAAGACCATTTTTTGGGCCATAGGTGACGTAACTTCTGATTTTGTAATTTGTTCAAGTGTTGAGAACGAAGGAGCGTGTTCGTACTTGTGATAATACTCCTTGGTCATCTGCATGATTAACTTAAAATATTGATTGTCAAAGTACTTAGGTTCCAACACATCTACAATAGAACTTGCAAAATCCTTATGAAGGATAATATTGTTAAGTATTTGTAGTTGAAATGTATTACCGAGGTAACCAAAATTCTTTTCTTTTGACATATTTTTTTGAGTTTTAATCTGTGTTTGTAAATTATAAATATGGGTGAATTAGTGAATGCTCCATGTACTTGTAAGTTAAATTTTCACTTGAGAAAGTGTCAGTTAACTCGCGAAGTAACTTTTTTAGGTGTGGGCGTACATCCACAGTGTATCTAGTCTTAGGTGGGTATAATTTAGCGTCCCAAATTCTATGACAAATTGTCTCATCTCCTATCTTAAGATAGATGTTAAAATACTCATCTCCTTCAGTATTTGATGTTTCTAAAATTTCAGGATTGACCATAATTTGACCCATATTTTCTGAAAGGTAGTTAGATGATTTGATTTTCAAATCTTCTTGGATTACTTCAGCAGCATTTCTGATTACCTCATAAAGTTCAACACTCCCTCTCGCCTTAGGATTGTACCCACGAACATTAAAGTACCTCTGTACAACAAAGTTGTTGTTTAGAGTCATTAAGAACTCTAATTTGGTTGTTTCTGTTTTTTCTTTCATATTAAACGTTTTTTAGTTTTAAATCTTCTTTTTTCTTTTCTTGTTAATTTCATAAAAGGGGTTAAAAATTCAACCCACGCGTTGTCATGTTTTGGTAGATACTTAAAAATCCCATCTTTCATCATCATTCTCATTAAGTTTTTATAACCTCTACCATCAGGGTCTAAATTTTCTGTATGGTACTGTTTAATTATTTCTTTTGAGTCTTCAGTTAATAATGGTTGAGACAAATCTACGAGTTTTTTATTTATTATAAAAAATTCTTCACCATAAATTCCTCTTTTAGTTTTACCTGAGAGTAAATTTTGTAATGCTCGATTGTCTTTATCATTTTTATGTAGCTCCTCCGCACGTTTTAAAATATCATCAATAGTTACGACACTATCAACTATTTCGGGAAATAACTTAACAAATGTTTTTTCTCCCATATAACGGATACCGTCAATATTATCGGATTTATCTCCCGATATAATCTTAAATGTTGATATGTTTTGGTGAGGGATAGATATATCCTTTAAAGGGACTAAATCTCCATTTTTAAGGGTTATTCTCTTCATCGGTTGGTACACCTCCACTTTGTCCGATATAAGTTGTGTAAGGTCTTTATCTGAAGAATATATAGTCTTATACTCGTTTTCAGATATTTGACAGTAATAAGCAATTAAATCATCACTTTCAGTATTTTTAACAGAAACTTGTCTGATAAACATTTCTTCAAGATAAGCTTTAACTTGTTGTACTTGCCACTCAAACGATTCTTTTTTAGCCTCATTTAAAGTTTGCCTACGATTACCCTTATAGTCTGGTGAAATAAGTTTTCTTTGGGATGAGTTATTCTCCCCATCCCAAAACACAATTACTTTATCATGATTGTGTTCATTAAGAAACTTTTTGATTGTATTGACAAAATGATAGATACCTCCAATATGTTTACCCCCATGATAGAAATCTCTAACTCCATGAAAACCTATTTTAAATAAATTATTTCCGTCAATTAATAATGTTTTAACCACTTTTTATGCGTTAAATTGTTACACTTCCTGTTTTTCTTCTTCTAACTTAAAGTCACCTTCTACTCCAATGACTTCTTTCCAATACTCAGATTGTTCACCTTTGTATTTTTCAATTGATTTTTTTTCTTCACTACTTTCCTTACCCGCTAAGAATCCGTGTGGGGTTACAATTATTTTCCCATCAGCATATCCTAATCCATTAATGTGATTTTTCATTACTGATATTTTTGTTCTTGAAGCGAACTTTACTTTTCTTTTGTTCTTAACCGCAGATATAGTTGTTGTTCCAGCATTTTTTTGATTACCAAATAAAAACACCAAAGACGAGTTTAACCATATTGATTCTCCACCTTTAGCCTTAATTTTGGGTTGACCAAATGGTGAGTCAGGTAAAGCCACCCACGGTTGATTAACTATTAGTAAAGTATTTTCATACTTAGAATCTGCCTTACGTGAACCCGATATCCTTTGGTTGATACCCATACCTATTTTATCCGCTAATGTGGATGCATTATGTTGTTTACCTCCTTTACCATCAAAAGTCATCTTACATGGTACCGAACCTACTGAATCCCATAAGAAAAGTAAATCATACTCTAATTCACCCTTATTTTGTGCATCCAATAATTCATTGATGTAGTCAGTTATTTGCTCAATATAATTAAAATTATTATTAAAAATAAAGAACCCGTCCCAATCTAATTCACCCGTTTCTTCATCCACAACTTCTTCACATTCAAACCCCATTAACTTAGCGTGTTCAAATGACCATTTTTGTTCGGTAATTATAAACACAGGTAAAATACCTTTTTTTTGTGCGTCAACCGCCGCCTTTACTAAAGCTGTTGTTTTACCCGTATCTGAATGACCTAAAAACATATTTAAATGACCAATTGCGGGGCCAGGTAATCCAACCGCGTCTAAGAAATCTTCACCCAAATCTAAAAACCTTTGTGGTTTGTATTTTGCAGATGTAGAAAATTTCTTCTTTATACTACTAAAATCTTTTTTCTTTATTGCCATATTTTTTAATTTGATAAAGGTGGTAACGACATCACTGTCGTCACCACCATCATGTTAGTTGTTATTAAAATGGTAAGTCTGTGTCCACACCCATTTTTGATTGCGGGTCAGTTGTTTCCTCAGTTTTAGTCGATTCGTTTGAACCACCTAACACTACTTCAGAAGAGTCGTCACCATAAACATATTTCTTTAAGTCAGAACTCCAAACAGGTGTCTCACCTCTTGCAATCGCCTCTAAGTACTCCACAGGTTTCTGTGCGTAAACATCTTGCCATGTTAACTCATTAGTCATCCACTCATCCATTTGAGACTTATCTGAGTGTATTGGACATGGGTCGTCATACATAACTGTCTGTACAACCGTATATTCAATACCTTTAGGTGTTTTAGCCTTTGATAATTCAACCATTAAATCACGTCCTTCATTCGCGTCGGTAACATCTCCCTTAGCTTTCCATATTGGAATGATTTTATCTAAGATACCTTCTTGTTTGTAGTTATCTTTAAATCTCCAAAATTTAGGTCCGTGGTCTTCATTATCTCTATCAATAAGTTTTACAATATAGAATTTACGTGGACGGTATTGTCTCGCCAAATCCTTGTCAGATTCCTTACCTGTTGAGATTAGTTCTTCGTAAACCTCTGTAAGAGGTGAACGTTCTCCGTCATTCTTTCCTGGGTCATATAGTTTTGTCCATTTACCATCAATCTGTACTTCGTGGTACCACACTTCTTTAAAAGGTGATGACCCGTCAGGTGTTGGTAAGATACGCACTCTTTTTTGTCCCGAACTTGTACCTTTTGGTAAATAAGTCGTGAAATAACGTTTTAGTCTATCTTCTTGAGAGATAGATTGTTTTCCATTGTTTGATTTTGAAGTATTCTTCTCGTACTGAGCTAATACTGCGTCTAATGCATTTGCCATAATTTTTCTTTTTTCTCTGTTATTATTTATTTATCGTTTACTCAATTATAATATAACAAAGAAAGTCATTAAGTCAAATAAAAAAAGACCATCGAAATGGTCTTTTACTGTTTTTATAAAAATTATATAAGGGGTGTTAATATTCGTTTTCTAATGGTGCATCAAATGAATCTTTAATGTCTCTATCAGTGTAGTTCTCAACTTCATCGGAAGTTAAAACATATTCATTTTTACCCGTTTTTTCCATATCGGGACCTTTGTCCATAAAGAAATCAGTTAACTTTTGATTATACGGATAACTATCTAAACTTCTTAATTGTAATTTTTCTTCAGGAGATTTTTGACGATACTTATCTACTTTATCTTCTAAACTATTAATTTTGACTAATATTTTATCCATATCAGATAATTTAGAAGTGAGGTCATTTAACCTATCCATCATACTATCCATATACTCCTCTTGTTTGGTAGACATATCTTTTTGAGTCGTCACTAAATCAGTGATATCTAATTCTTCAGTACCACTTTCTTCACCACTTAATTCAGATGTAGGTTCACCCACAACTTCCACTTCAGGGTCAGACTCAACATCGACAGGTTGTACATCGTCAATATCAAGTTCAGAACCATCTAACTCAACATCCTCACCTCCACCTTCAATTGGTTCAGGTAAATCAGTTTCTTGTTCGCTAATATATTTGTTAATATTATTATATTTACTTATCTCTTCTAATATTTTCTTATCTACAGACATTTTGTATTTTTTTTTAACCGTTCAAGAGTGTTTTCACCCCGTGAGGTGTTTCAACTCTTAAAGTCCTATTTAGTTTCATAGAATTATCAACTCTTTCTATAAGGCCATCTCTCATTCTTACGGTATAACAATCTCCAGTGTCTAAATCACAAACTTCTTTGTAACCATTACCCGTATTTTTTTCAGTTATTCTAGTGTCTTTTGACAAAAACTGGTCTAATAATGCTTTAGTATCCATAATCTTTTATTTATAAATATATGATAAATGCTCT